ACTGTGAACTTACACTTTGGCGCGGAACTGCCAGCAGGCACTTAATCGTGTGCCAGTGATGGTATCTACATGATGCTCTTTGAGATCAGAGTTTAGATTAATATAGCCTGTGTTGGGCACAAAATCAATCCGTGTGCGTGGTGTGCTGTGTGTGAATTCAGTACCATGCACATCTCCATGTGTCCACAAGTACACTTGATAAGTTACTGCTAGCAATCCTGCATCACTATGATACGGACAATGCCAGTTACTCAAATCCAGCCACATTTTACATTCAGCAGGCATGAGCTTGATGCCAGTGATGTGCTCCAGAGCAGGCATTATCTTGGGAGCCATGTCCTGCAGGCGTTTTAATGTAGGCGACTCAGGCGTGAGTTGTAGTCGATACTCCAAGCAGTCTGCGTGTCGATGCCAGGCATCTGCATGATTCAAATGTGTGGCGGATAGTTCTCGGAACGTTTCGTCGCCAAAACAGTTTTTTACCTCCCAAAGGTGGTGAGCAACTGAGTGAACTTCAGCATCTGCGTCGTATATTCGGTGTGTGGTCATAACAATATTTACTTTGGAAATAGCCCGTGAACGTTTTTATAGTTTGCTCTAGCGCAAACTTCTGCAAGTCTTTTTTGTAAAAATTGTGATATGTCTTGCAGTTGTTGATCAGTCCAACCAAGCATGAGTTGATGATTGTGTTCTAGCACATCTCGAAAATGAGCGTACACTGCCCTAGGATCAGTTTTGTGCAGACGCTGAATTTGTTCCCAGACCATTTCTAGTCGTATTTTATCATTGGGTTCGTCATCGTAGGTTTCATCGATAATATCTCCGTGGAATGTTCGGAATCCGAGACTACGCAAATATTTTAAAATTCCGCCACCAGTTACAACTATAAACACTCGTTTGGCAAACAAGCATTTGCCTATTTTTTCAGTTATAAATAAATTTGATGTTCCTGAGTCTACAGTTTCGCATACAATGCTATACCAACTGCTTTGATAAATTTTCCAAGGAACTATGTTACTCATTATCAATCGATTGGTTGGTAGATCAAATCCTGGTCGAGACACAAGATTGGCTGAGTATCGATCATGGGCTGATGCATGCTGGGTACGAGTTTTAAATTCTTTAATTACATCTTCTTCTAGGTCTATCAGTGCAGGACTACTATAGTTTATAACAGCACCGTGCTTGTTGACCATGCCAGGAGACAAACGCTCGACAACCTCCCAATCAGGTTCCCAATGCGGATTTGGTTGCAAATTAATCAACGATTCGTTGGCCAGGTCACTGTCTAATAGTCGATAAAACAATCCCAATCTTCCTGATTTAACTGTGCCAATCAAACAATCAAACATGTATTTTCTAAACGGTACTGTAACTTCATTTACATCCATAAACGCATTGCCGGTTGCTACATACGACAAAAAACTTTGATGGTTAACAAATATAAAATTAGGATCAGGGTCGGTGTAAGTGTTGTAGCCTGCTACCATGAGTACAATACGGTCGGTATGTAATTGCCTACATACTTCTCCGTAGATGACCGGCCACCAGTCCTTCATTTGTTCAGACGTGTACAGAACAACTAAATCAGCCCATCCCAGGTGCAGGTTAGCAATATTTGGTGATAGTATTGGATCAAAAGGAATATTAGGTTGAGTCCAGGGCCGCCAGATTCTTTCGTAGCACAACATTGCAATTTTTTTTCTTGAATCCCTGGCTAGTTCTTTTACCTTTGCACCCGATGGCGGTTTTATCCCTCTGTAAATTTCAGCGTTTGGAAAAAACTCTGTGCCCCTTTTAAGACCAACGTTGAATTCCCACCAGGAATGTGGATCCCACACAAAATAGTCAGTATTTTTTATGTGCAATGGGCTGGTGTACAGCAAGTTGTTTTTGTCCTTTCTGTAAAAACTTTCGTCAGCATGCAATGGAAAATTGTCACTTAAAAATTTGTGATTATACACAAAGTCAGCAATGTTTTTTAACTCATTGGTGGTGTACGTTTCCATCAATTTAGCATTGAACTCTAGTACCGGCTGGTAATATTGGTAAACTTTAACCGGATCTGCAACCGCTAATCTTTTGACCTGTTCCCACGCCATTTGCCAACGTAGCTCGTTGCCGTGTTGATCATCATAGCTTTCGTCAATAAACTCGCCATGGAATGTTTGAAATCCAAGGCTTCTAAGATATCTCAGTGTACCCGGAGCATTGAACATAACAAACACACGCATGGCTGTTAGGCATTTGGCAGTTTTTTCGGTGAGAAAATTTACATCACCCCACACTGGATTTGTTTCGCTTATTATACTGTACCAAGAATTGTCGTAGATAGTCCAAGGGATCAGAGTTGACGCTGGCATCCGTCCCAACGTCATGTTGGGTATTCTACGATTTGAATACCTATACTCGAGTGTGACCGCTTTTTGTTTGAATTGTTGTATGCGAGTTTCCTCCAGGGCAAACAGCTCAGGAGTTTCATAATCATCAATCTCACCATATTTTTCAACTAACTCGGGTAAAAGTGCCTTGACTGCATCTTGGTTACCTTTGTTAACTGTAGGGTCAATGAATGGCTGTATGCTGATCAAAGATTGATTGTAAAAATCACTGTCTCGAATACGGTAATAGGTCCAAAGACGCGGTACTTTTAGAGATCCTAGTAAGGCATCAAACAAATAAGGTTTGTTAACTGGTAGTGGTTTGGTACTATCGGGCCGATCATTGCCTGCAGAAACAATGCTGAAAAAACTATGTTGAACATAGCAGATATCAGGATCAGGGTTGACATCTCCCAGATGCCCACCAATCATGTATATGATACGATTGGATTGTAATTGAGTTTCTACTTCTTTACGATATGATGCCCAATCTATTCGTACCGGTTCAGTAGTGTAGACTATTACCAAGTCGTAATCACACAACAATAAATCACGATCAAGCATGTTGGTGTAATGACTTTCAGTTGTTGACAGCCAAATGCTTTCGTGTCGAATAAATGCAATTTTCTTTCGATCGTCGTAACCATCCAGTTCGGGCGGTAACTGTGTGCAGTATACTTCGGATTGGTCAAACAACCGAATGCCCAATCGTTCAGATAACCGGTACTCGATCCACTCAGTCCCCTCATCGTTGCCGCCGGGATACCAAATAACATATTTGTTCATAGAGATACTTATCAATAGAAAACTTCACCTTTTACTATTGTGATGCTAAATAAAAACGTATACAATACAACTTGTATGCACAGGCAACTAAGCATCTAAATTATTAGATAGGCATATAACATAGGCAACTTAACAAGGAGAAACACTATGGCATCATTATCAGAAATCAGAGCACGACTACAGGCAGCAGAAGGCAACAAAGGCGGACAAGGTTCGCAAGGTGGTGGAGACAAATCGATCTACCCACACTGGAATATGGAAGAAGGCCAATCGGCTACACTACGCTTCCTCCCTGATAGTAACACAAAAAACACATTCTTCTGGCAAGAACGAGCAATGATTCGTTTGCCTTTCAACGGCATCAAGGGAGAAATGGATTCTAAACAGGTTATGGTACAAGTACCCTGTGTTGAGATGTGGGGCGACGCTTGCCCAATCTTGGCAGAAGTACGCACATGGTTCAAGGACAAGAGCCTTGAAGACATGGGTCGTAAGTACTGGAAGAAACGTTCATACATTTTCCAAGGCTTTGTTCGTGAGAACCCAATTGGTGACGACAAGACCCCAGACAATCCCATTCGCCGATTCATTATTGGCCCTCAATTGTTCACACTGATCAAAGGTGCGTTGATGGATCCTGAACTGGAAGAATTGCCAACAGACGCATTACGTGGGTTGGATTTCCGTATCACAAAAACACAAAAGGGCGGCTACGCTGACTATAACACTAGTAAGTGGGCACGTAAGGAATCTGCATTGACAGAAACTGAACAGGCAGCAATTGAAGCACACGGCTTGTTTGACTTGAGCACATTCTTGCCCAAACGTCCAACAGACGTAGAGTTGAAAGTTATCAAAGAGATGTTCGAAGCATCAGTAGATGGCCAGCCGTACGACACAGAACGTTGGGGCCAATACTTCCGCCCAGCAGGTGTTAATGCACCAGCAGGCGGCAACAGTGGTGTTACCGAAGACGACATTGTGGCTGCAAGTGCACCAGTGGCAAAGTCTGCTCCAGCACCTGCTCCAGTAGCAAGTGCATCACCATTTGATGATGAAGACGATGTGCCCGCGGCATCAGCACCAGTTGCTAAACCAGCAGCCACAGGCCAGAATGCACAAGATATCTTGGCTATGATCCGTGCTCGTCAAAACAAATAATTGACACTACACATCACGCAAGGGGTTCGCCTCTTGCGTTTCTTTCTATACATAGGTGATATATGGGAAAACCATTTGACGTAAGCAAGTTCCGCAAGGAAATTACAAAAAGCATTGACGGCCTGAGTATTGGCTTCAATGATCCTACAGATTGGATCAGCACAGGCAACTATGCCTTGAACTATCTTATCTCTGGTGACTTTAACCGCGGCATTCCGTTGGGCAAGGTCACTGTGTTTGCTGGCGACTCTGGTGCAGGCAAAAGTTATATCTGTTCAGGAAACATTGTTAAACACGCACAAGAACAAGGTATCTTTGTGGTGTTGATCGACAGTGAAAACGCACTGGATGAAGACTGGCTCAAAGCACTTGGAGTCGACACCGGCCCAGACAAACTGCTCAAGTTAAGCATGGCCATGATTGATGATGTAGCAAAAACAATCTCCACATTCATGAGTGACTACAAAGCCCTACCAGATGGCGAACGTCCTAAAGTTATGTTTGTGATTGACTCCTTGGGTATGTTGTTGACTCCTACAGATGTTAATCAATTTGACGCAGGCGAAATGAAAGGTGACCTGGGTCGTAAACCCAAAGCACTCACAGCCCTGGTTCGTAACTGTGTTAACATGTTTGGTAGTTACAATGTTGGCCTGGTTTGTACCAATCACACATACGCAAGTCAAGACATGTTTGATCCAGATGACAAGATCTCTGGTGGTCAGGGCTTTATCTATGCCAGTTCAATTGTGGTGGCTATGAAGAAGATGAAGCTTAAAGAAGATGAAGACGGCAACAAAGTATCTGAAGTAAATGGTATTCGTGCAGGCTGTAAAGTTATGAAAACACGTTATGCCAAACCCTTTGAAGGTGTGCAAGTCAAAATCCCTTACACAACAGGCATGAGCCCTTACTCGGGTCTTACTGACTTGATTGAGAAAAAAGGCTTGCTCAAGAAAGAAGGCAACAGTCTTGTGTTTACCACAAGTGCTGGAGAGATCATCAAGAAGTTCCGGAAAGGTTGGGAACGCAACGATGACTCGTGCTTGGATGTTGTGATGAAGGACTTTTTAAATCAGAAGGCAGAGGTAACTACGGTCGAGGAGGATGCAGAATGAGCGAAGTAGTAGCAAGTGAAATTTGGGGCGAACTCAAACGTTTTGTAAACACAGTGGATCGTGCCGAGGCTGCAGAAACTGTAGTACAGATCTTGATGGACAATGATTCAGACGTAGAAGATATCCGTACAGCTTTCAAGGGCGATTTAGATATTAAACGTGCATTGACAGCATATCTTGACAACGACAAAGACTATGTGGAAGAAGAAGACGCAGAAGAGGATGAGGACTTTGACGACTTTGACGACAAAGACTGGGAAGACTGATGTGGTATAGTCGCGTAGTTGGTGATTTAAGTCTTCTTCCAGACTTTGTTGCATACTACGAACACGAGCTAGACGCAGCCAAAAAAGACTGTCGTATTGGTGGCGTAGTAGAAAAAAACATTACTGCACTACCAGGAATCACTGAGCATCGATTTAATCAACTACAAGAGATTGAAGCGGTGCTTAATTTTCTCAACATACAGTTGCGCAAAATTCGACGTCGACACTTTCAGAAGTATCTCGAAGGCTATGCCAGAGCATTAACCAGCAGAGATGCTGAAAAATATGTGGATGGCGAGGATGAAGTAATTGATATGGAAACTCTTATTAATGAAGTTGCATTGTTACGCAATCGATGGCTGGGTATCATGAAAGGCCTGGATACCAAGCAATGGCAAATGGGGCATGTGGTTAGATTACGCACCGCAGGCATGGAAGATATACAAGTTTAAAGGAATCGATGAGTTATTTGTTTACAAGTGAAAGTGTGTCAGAAGGACACCCAGACAAAGTAGCAGACGCTATTAGCGATGCAGTACTAGATTTAGTAATGAGCAAGGAAGATAACTCTTTGCGATGTGCATGCGAAACACTGGTTACTACCAATCGTGTTGTAGTAGCAGGCGAATACAAGGGTATTTTACACACTGAAGAAGTTGACAGCGCAATACGCCGGGTCATCAAAGAAATTGGCTACGAACAATCAGGTTTTGATTGGCAAACAGTAGAGATTACAAATCTACTACACGGCCAGAGTGCAGACATTGCCTTGGGCACAGACACGTTTGGTGCAGGCGACCAAGGCTTGATGTTTGGCTATGCCTGTAATGAAACTGATGTACACATGCCAAGTGCAATCTACTGGAGTCATCGTATTGTTGAAACACTAACAAAGGTGCGCAAGAGCCTGGCGTTACCCTGGTTAGGTCCTGATGCCAAAAGTCAAGTCACATTTGAATATAACGATGATGGCTCTCCGAGACGCATTGCAAAAGTAGTATGCTCTACACAGCACCACGAGTCTGTAGAGATTCTGCAAGTTAGGCAGTCTGTGGAAAGTGTAATCCGCAGTATTTTACCAGAAAAATACGTTGATGATCAAACTGAATTCTTTATCAACCCTACTGGTCGATTTGTTATTGGTGGCCCTGATGGCGATACTGGGCTTACTGGTCGTAAGATTATTGTTGATACTTACGGTGGCTATAGTCCTCATGGTGGCGGAGCCTTCAGTGGTAAAGATCCTACTAAAGTTGATAGGAGTGCTGCCTACCTAACTCGGTATTTGGCCAAGAATATTGTGGCCAGTGGTCGAGCAGATTGGGCTACAGTGCAAATTAGCTACGCCATTGGATTAGCACAACCCATGAGCTTCTACGTTGAAACCGCAGATGCCGCACAGGGTCGTGAGTTAACTAAATGGTTACAAGACAATGTTGATTTAACACCTCGTGGTATTATTGAACGTTTTAACTTGTTCCGTCCAATTTATAGTTCAACTACTAATTACGGACATTTTGGCAAAGACTTTTTGCCATGGGAAAAAATTGATTTATTTTAAGGACTAACATGGATTACAAAATTAAAGATATTAACTTGGCCGCTTGGGGTCATAAAGAAATTGCAATTGCCGAAAGCGAAATGCCAGGATTGCTAGCAGTAAAAGCAGAATATCAGCAAACACAGCCATTACGTGGTGCTCGCATTGTTGGTAGTTTGCACATGACTATTCAAACTGCTGTGTTAATCAAAACCCTAGTGGAACTTGGAGCAAGTGTACGTTGGAGTAGTTGTAATATATTCAGCACACAAGATCATGCCGCGGCTGCTGTTGCTGACATGGGCATTCCGGTGTTTGCATGGAAAGGTGAGACAGAAGCGGAGTACTGGTGGTGTATTGACCAAACACTAACAGGGCCAGACGGCTGGACACCTAACATGATACTTGACGACGGTCACGATTTAACTGGTGTTATTATTGACAAACACCCAGAGCTGGTTGATGGCATTATTGGACTTAGCGAAGAAACCACAACTGGCATCTACAATATTTTAAAACGCATAGCCGAAGGAACATTTCCCTTCCGTGCATTTAATGTAAATGATTCAGTGACCAAAACCAAGTTTGACAATTTGTATGGTTGCCGCGAAAGTTTAGTTGATGGCATTAAACGTGCCACTGATGTGATGATTGCCGGCAAAACTGCTGTGGTATGCGGTTTTGGAGATGTGGGCAAGGGCAGTGCAGCCGCCTTACGAGCATTGAGTGCCCAAGTATGGGTTACTGAAGCAGATCCTAT